TATCCTCGAGGGCCGCGTTGGTGCCTGTGAACGGCTCGCTTCCCATCTGGTGGATCTCGTAGCCAACCTTTCCCGCGAGCAGTCCGAGCGACGTCAGTACGTTCTTTCTGCCTTCGGCAAGGGTCACGTTGTTGAAGTCTATGTCCTCACGGTTGATGAGGATAGCGACGCGCTCGTAGCCCTTCGCCGGCAGGTTCGCGCAGTCTCCCTTGGGGATGCCCTGCTTGATAATTCCGTTGCAGATGCTCATGTCGTCCTCCTTCTTTGGTGGTTTAGTATGCTACGGCTGCGTATTCCTCAGCGAGTACGAGGGCACCGAGGGTGTCCGCTGCGTAGAGGTAATTTTTGCGGGTTACGTCGTCGAAGGTAACCTTCACGTCAGCGACGGTCTCGCTTGACCTGCTGCCTGCACGGAAGTTGCCCTTGGCTCCGTAGATCACGCGGAACGGCTTGTCGTAAGCGTCGGCGTTTGTGGTGTTCTTCAGGTACTCCTGGATGATCTCGTCGAACTGAGGCACTGCGATGAGCGTGATGCCCTGGTAGCTTGTCTTCTGGATGCCCTCGAAGATTGACTCCCACTGGAGCTCGCTGCCCTTGTTGTTCTCCTGAATGTCGAAGTTGAGCATGTCAGCGAAGGCCTGCGTTACGATGAAGACGCGGTCCTTCATTCTGCGGAGCTTCATCGGTGTGTCTACGATGAGCTTGTTGAGTACGCCTGTCGCTGCACCTGGTGCGCGCATTGCCTCGTACTGAGCGGCCACGGTTGTCTTGGTGTTCGCGTCGATAACTACGCGCTTGGTCTTGCCAGCTGTCACGCCTGTGAAGAGCTGCTTGAAGATTCCGTCGATGAGGTTGAAGTACTCAGCGTCGATGCCGTCCTTGAGCGATCCTTCTGCGTTCTTGTCGCCGAAGAATACGAAGCGGATCATGAGGTCGCGGATTGCCTGCTCGAGGATCGGGCGTACAACCTGCTGCATGTATTCGCTTGAGGTGAGGTCGGCCATGTCTGAGCCGTTGGCTGCGAAGTACTCCGCGATGGTGTTCTCGAGCTCCTTGTAGCAGATTACCTCAGCAATCTCCCACTCCTGGAGGTCCCAGGTCTTCTCTGAAGTCTGCACGAGGTTCTTCGCGTACTCAGGGTCGCAGCCCTTTGCCTTCTTACCGAGAAGGCCCGCCTTGCCTACGAAGCCCAGCTTCTTGCCGTTCTCCTGGCTTGGCATAAATGTCACAAGCTGTCCGAGCTTGTCGTCCTCGATGAGCTCCAAAAAGATGAGCTCCGCGAGTTCCTGCACCGCCCCGTTCTTTGGGGTCAATGATGAAAAGTCGATTCCTGCCATGTTGTCAGTGTGTTATGGGGTTATTACTCTTTTGTCTGGCGTTTTGCCTTTCTGCGCGCCCTTGCGGCCTCGAGGTCAGTTGCGATCTGCGATGCCTTTGGCTCTACGGTCTGCGCCTGGCGCTGGCGCTGCTCCGGCTTGTAGTTGGACTTTGTCGCCTTGTCGAGCCATGCCTTTCCGCCGGCCTTCTCCACCTTCGCGAGGATGGTCTTCTGGTCGTCGCTCATCTGGTTTGCCTCGAGCTCTGTGATGCGTGCCTGAAGGGCTGCGATCTCGGCGTCCTTCGCCTCGATTTCCTTCTGGTGCTCTTCGTCTGTTGTGTCCGGCTCAGGGTCAGCTTCTGGCTCCGCGTCGCGGATCTCAGTTATAACTCCGTCGGCCACGACGATGGTGGTGCCGTCCGGCATCAGGAACTCTCCGTCTGGTGAGGCTGCGTCGCCTACAGCTGGGTCCTCGCCCTCTGGTTTGTCGATTGTGATCTCGGTTCCGTCCTGTGCAGTAAGGACGTAGCCAACCGGGGCCGGATCGTCCTCCATTTTCACAGAAATGCCGAGGGCCTCAGCGAATGCCTTGAATGCTGAGGCGATTTTGTTGGTGTTGCTCATATCTGTCGATGAATTGGTTTGTGTTCGCTTCCAGGCTTTCGGCTTGACGCTCGCGCTTGCGGGCTCGAGGATCTCGTGGATGAAGCCGAGCTCCTTTGCCTGTTCCATGTCGATGAATTTGTCCTCCTTCATGAGCGCTTCGAGGGTGTCTCGGTCTGCGCCGGTGCGCTCCACCATGAAGTCGAGGGCGCGTTTGTTGTCCTCGTCCAGCGATGCTGCGAGTTTTTCCAGGTCCTCCTTGCGGTATGCGCCCGCCAGGGTGTACTCTGGGAAGTATGCGTCATGAATGAGAAGGCGCGCGTGCTTGTACGCCTTGCGTTCTGAGGCTGCGAGCAGTACGATTGCGGCCATGGATGCCGCGTCGCCCTCGATTGTGGCGATGATCTTCTTTCCGGTTGCTCTCAGCTTGTCTATGATGGCCCAGCCTTCAGGCACTACGCCGCCGGGCGAGTTGATTCGCATGTCGATTGTGTCATCGTCGTCCGGAATGGAGGCGATGAACTCGTCGATGCTGTTAAATGATACGCCGTCCAGGCCCATCCACTGCATGCACATGCGGTCCTCTTCGGGCATTATGGCGCTGTATACTTTCAGGATCATGTTGTCGCGTCGGTTTTACTGACGCGAAATAAACAAAAAGTGGCGCACTACGCGCCACTTTGTTGGTGTTTTCCACTATCAAGATGTGATAGTTAGCGAGTTATACGTTTTTCTCCATGCTTCGAAGGATTCGCCAGACGGTAGCCTCTGAAATCACGTATCTGATCATCGCCTGGTGTACGCAGTAGTCCATTTTGTTTCCGTCTCCGCGTAGCTTCTGAACGAATCTGTATATTTCGGCGTTTTTCCAGTCCTGGACTGAAATTCCGGCCATCGCGCACTCCTGCAGGACGCTTTCGTGCTTTTCTATGAGTTCGTATCGTTTCATGTCTTATCCGATTGTGCTGATTTCGTCTATTCGTGCGACGCGGTCCTGAACCTGGGTTATCTCGTCCACGGCCACGTGGAGATTTACATTTTTCATGCCGGCTGCTACGGCCGCCGCGAGGAACTCGTAGCCTTCGCGCTGTCCGCCTGCGGCTGGGTTGAAGGCGACGCCTCCGCCCGCCTGGTTCAGGCTTGAAAGCAGCGGGCCGAACATTGCCGTGCTTCGTGCGTTGATCACGCTTTCGCCGTTGCTTAGTCTTGCCGGGATGCTGTCGCTGGTTCCGGTACCTGGTCCGCTGACAAATCCTCCGGTCGCGAACTTGGCCGACTTGACGGTGCTTATCGCTGAGGCTATATTGGCCAGCACGGTGGTGACTGTTGTTCCGATTGCCGCAAGGTTAGCAGGGAACGGTACGCTCTGCGCCTGTGCGACTCCGGCAGCGATGGCCTTTCCGGTGTTGATAGCGATTTCGGCGAGCGCGAGGACCTTGGAAGCCTTGGCGAGTTCCTTGTTTTCCTCTCCGAATGCCTCCATGACCTGGGTGATTCCTCCCATGAGTCCTTCAATCGCTGACCATTTTGCCTGTGCGACCTCCACCTCGTACTCGTCGAGGGCTTTCTGCGCGTCGATATAGGCTTTCTTTGCCTCTAACTGGCGCGCCTGGAACTCCGCGTCGCTTTCGCCTTCCATCTGGTGCAGTGCTTCGAGCTGCGCCTTGCGTGCCTGGATCTCCAGCTCGAGGGTGTTCTGGTCGTTCAGCGCGGCTTCGTCGATTTGGTTCTGCCAGAAGAGGCGCAGCTCTTCCATTTCCTTCTCGTGCATTGCCTTTGCGGTCTGTTCCCTCAGCTCCTGTTCCTGCTTCGCGTAGCTTTCGCGGATCAGCTGCTTCTGTTCCTCGGTGAGCTCGGTGTTCGCGAGCTCCAGGTCGCGCAGTGTCTCCAGCTGTTTGAGCTTCAGGTCGAGCTCTGCTTCTCCGCCTTCCTCGACTGCTTCCAGTCTGAGCTTCAACATTTCGGCGTCGTTCTTCAGGCGCTGTTCCTTGGCCTCCCAGTCGATGTCGGTCAGGTTCTGTTGGTGCTGTTGTTCCTCTATCTCGATGAGTTTGTTGATTGCGTCGCGTTCCTTCTGGGTCAGGTTCTTCTCGTTCTCGAGGCGTTCCTTGAGTTTCTGGACGGCTCTCTCGTGTCTCGCGTTCTCTTCGGCGATCTCGCGTTCGTTCTCGTCCTTGATCAGCGCGATCTGGGCGTCGGTCAGTTCGTTGAGAATTTCCAGCTCTCGTTTGGCTGCGTCTTTTGCGGCTTTCACGCGCTCTTCTGCGGCCTTCTTTCTGCGTTCCTTCTCAGCTGCCACAATCTCTTCGCCGGCTTTGTTCTCTTCGCGGACGATGTAGTTATATGCCGCGATGTTCTCCTGTTCGGTGAGTACTCCGAGGCCCTGGAGGGTATTGAGCAAAATCTCCCACTCTTTGACGCGCTGTTCTGACTGCTTGAGCTTAATCTGGTACTCTTCCAGGCCCTGTTGCTCGTATTTTACCATGTCGGCGTACTGGCGCGCCATGGCTTTGGCCTCGGTGCCTATCTGCTGCACATAATCATTATATGCTTGGAGGGCTTCTTCCGATTTAGCTTGGTACTCGTCTATTTTTTCGGTGTCGGCAAAAAATCCGCCCCAGCCGCCTTCTGCGTCTACGACCTGGCCGAATAAATCGTTAGCCTGTTTTGCAATCTCAAGCAGTCCACTCAGCTGGGTTGCCATCTGTGCCGCGTCGGATCGTCCGAGCTTTTCCATCAGTGTCACGGTGCGCTCCAATGCTTTCGAGTATTCGTTCATCGCCTTTTCTGCATTCTTGATTGCCGCCTCTTGTGCTTCGGTCTCTTCCGACGACTTGCCTATCGCCTTAGCCGCTGCCGCCACTCCGGTGGCAAGCGCCGCAAAGGCTCCGATGAGCAAAAATACAGGGTTGGCCTTCATGACCGCATTGAGGAGCTTCTGCGCTACGGTCTGCGCTCCGGTGGCGGCGGTCTGTTTTACGGTCAGCGCGGTCTGGACTTTCTTCAGGGCGTTGACGGCTATGAGCTGGACCTTCTCCGCCGCCTGGTATAAAACGCTTTGCTTCTGGGTGTTGTTCTGAATTGTGCGGAGGGTATTCAAGGCCACCATGACGAGCTGTACCTTCTGCAGGATCTTCTGGAGCTTCTCGCCCTCTTCCGAGCCGTCAGCAAATATGTTTCCGAGCAAGGAAAGGCCGCCCATGGCTACGGTGAGGCCTTGTACCGCAGTGTCGAATCCCTTAGTGTCCGAGGCGGCATTGTTGATCTGTTGCTCGACGTCGGCGATCGCGTCCTTCATGTTTGCCGCCTGAGCGCTTAGCTCCCGGAACTCGTCGGAGGTGTCTTCGCCCGCGTACTTGAGCTCGGCCAGGCGTTTCTTGATCTCTCCGAGCTGGGTCTCGAGGGGTTTCACGTCCGGATAGTTTCCGACGTTGCGATAAAACCTTTGTGTCTCTTCTTCCGCCTCCTTCAGTTCGTTGGTGATGCGGTTGATCTCTTCCATCTTGGCGCGTCCGGCCTCTCCGTTTCGTTCGGCGCGGCTGAGGGCGTCGTATTCCTTGGTAAGGTTGGAAAGCTGCGCACGTAAGCTACGGAGGGAGCCTTCCTGCTCCTGGGCATCCTTGACGTTGTTCTGGATTTCCTTTGACAGCTCCTGAACCGAGCGGGTGTACGTCTTGATTTCCTCTTTGCTCTGGGCGATCGCGCGATAATAGTCTTCCTGGCTGATCTTGCCCTGCTTGTACTCTTCGGTGAGCTGGCGCTGCTTCTCCTTCTGCTCGTCAATCAGGCGGTTGTATTGGGCGATAGAAGCCACCGCCTTGTTATTGTCCACGATTACTTCGAGGACCTTTGTTGTAGTGTCTGCCATAGTTTATGGTAATTGTAAAAGTTCCACTTTGCAGAGGTCGGTGGCCGACGTCTGAATCTTCAATATCGCGTAATACTGGCCGTATTGTCCGAGGTATACTGGGCGGCTGAGGTCCAGCTGGGCGAGGTCTACCTCGTGCAGGCGGATGTTGGCTGCTAGCATCTTAGGCGTTCGCACTAGCTGTTGAAGCGCTTTGTAGTGGGTCTCGATGAGGCCCTGGCCTTGCATGTCGTTTCTGAAGATTAGCTGTGTAAGTTGCACGTCAAAAACCCTCGGTTCGATGTCTATGTCTTCGACTGCGTAGTCTTCGTCTTTCAGCACCTTGTAGTGTACGGCCGCGCTCTGTTTCGATGCCGCGAACGGAAGGTCAACCCACTTGCGGCTTTCCTTGATGGTGGTGTCTTCCACGATCAGGTTTGCCGTAGGGTCCGAGCTGAGCTGTGGGTTTTCCTTGAACGCGATTTGATTGAGCTGCGCCCATCCCGAGAGCGTGTATTTGAACTCTTCGGGGTCTCCGTTCGTCATGTCTACCTTGCGAGTCCAGTCGTAGGCTTCGCGGCTGTCCAGGAGTTCCGCGTACGTGTATAGGTGCAGCGCTCCGTTCTGGATGATCGGTGCCAACCCGCAGAATGCCATGACCGCCTTTACGAAGT